TGCTCCCCCCCTATTTGGTCTTAAGCGGTTTTCCCCTTTCTGTATTTTATCGGTTAGCGGTACCTTTTAGACGGGTGAACGGTAGCCTAAAATTTGACACGTTATCGTTAGGGGTGTATTATACAGATATCGAAAGGGAAAGAGAAAGGAGAAAGCGAAAGACAGATAGAACCTTGACAACGCTATAACGATTATACTAGATACCCGCTCATTAATGGCGTTGCGGATAGGGGTTTACTATGAAGTATTCCGTGAAAGTTGTTCGCAAATATTACAATACTAAAGCAATTATTGAGCAAAAACAAACAGATGAACGTTTCTTTAGTGATTCGCTCGACTGTGCTTTACTTGCCTATAATTCAAATATTATAGGCGAACGCATTGCTAGCGAGATGCACAACGTTAACGGTAGTTCTAATATATACGTTTCGCTTATTGCACGTATTGACAATGAGTCCGTTGTATTAGAATCTACTTTCATCCATAATGGCGAGGTGCAATAATGAAGCGTTTCACTATTTGCGGCTTGCGTGCTTTCGTCGATTATGTTAACGATACTGTGCCGAAGATTGATGGAATGCATTTTGCTATTCAATCTGCATACGGCTATCACCGTATCATTCTAAAAGGTGACGGCGGCTTATATGGTACGTCCGCTGAAGACACTCACCTAAAAGGCGGCACACCGCGAGAATGTGTGCACTACTTCAACACAACATTTAATTATTAATAAGCATTTAAGCAACGCCATTAATGAGCGGGTAAAGTCAAATAGCATGAAAGGATAATAAAATGAAAAAGTCCGAACTCTTTACGAAAGAGATGCTTGAAAAGTTTAAGTGTCACCCATACGCCGTTGCGCCTATTAAACAAGGAGAAGGCGTGTATTTGAGTGAAGTTTACGGTTCATATAGTGTCGCTAAAGAACACGCCTATAATTATTGCTTGCGTTTGTGCAAGGGATTCAACGGGTGGGGTTTTAGGATTGTAGGGCATAATTGCATGACTTTCAGCGTTCAATTTGAGTTTGAGAATCCCTTGAATGGCTGCGTTATGCTTGCACATATAACACGCGATTATAACCACTTGTATTTTGAATAGGGTGTATCATGGTACACATTAAGACACAACATTACAACAACGGGTTAAATAAGCCGTATTCCCATGCTACTATGCACCATATTTATAAGTGCGATAATGGAACTTTTACGATGAAAGAAGCTCGAAAGTATATCAGCGAACACAAGTACCACGATAAATGGGTGTCGGAATAATGTCTAAAGAAGTTATTCTAGCCGTGGCGTTTATCGCCACGGCGGTGGCTTGGATACGCTGTTTAATCGTTCAACGTGAGTTGCAAATATATAGTATCTTGCGAGAATCTAAAAAAGCTCGAGAAAAAGCAGAAAGTGAGTATAAAAGTGTATATCGCAGTTAACGCGCTTTGGGGTATCGCCGCTATTTGGGCGTTCACCCTGATAATAGCTTATGCGTTAGGCGCGGAATCAAATAGGTAAAAGTTGGGCGGGGTTAACAACCCTGCTTAACTTTTATCAAAATTACCTGAAGTTAACATTCACCTATCCGCTATAGTACGATGACCGTCAATTTACACGGCGATGACCGCCAATTTTAGAGAGGACGATGACCGATGTTTGTCGTGGAATACCTGATGACCGCTTTCAATGAGGATGGTGGCATCATCGAGCAGGAACGCAATACCAAATATTTCGATGACCTCGACAAGGCCATGAAGAAATACCATAGCACTTACTATTTCCTTTGCGATTTGGAATTAAGTTCCGATGCTTGGGATGTTTACGTGGTATCCCTTTTCGGAGGTAGCGAGCTGCTGAAGATGCAGACGATTCGACATAAGGAGGACTAGGGATGCAGTACCATTTCAAACTGTACCTCGATGGCGATTGCATCGATGAATTCGATGAAGAGTTGTATGACGATGAGGATATGAAGAATTTCGCGCATTACGTTCTTATTCAGAATGACCAACACGCCAAGATTTTCATTTGGGATGAATACGGCAGGCGCTATGGTTATAAACTCAACTACGGTAAGCTCAAATGGGTGGGAAGGATTGGAAAATGACTGAAGAGGAATTCCGCAATAAGCTGGTACAAATCAATCGTGACTTCTATGGGTTGTTTAATAAGTACACTGACGAGATAGATGCCATAGAATTTCAGGAATATATGGTAGCGTTGTATGATAATAAGGAGTTTGATACCTCAATGATGATAATGCTCATGGAAAAGTTGAGAATTGAAGTTTACGAGCATAAATCATTTGGTGGAAAATATGGGTATTATTTCGTTGATGCGGGCATTGTTGCAACTGTTTTTGCAGACGAGGATTTTCGGAATATAGTCAATGAAAAATCATCTTGCGTCATGATGTATAATGGTGGAATATATTTCAAAAATGGAAGAAATCTATCTCCATTTGATTTCCGTATGTATGGATGTTATCTATTCAAGAAATATTTAGGCTATAATTATGCTGAAGAATTTTCAGACTATATAGTAGCGCTTTTGTTTAGTGATGATATCGAAACGACGGTATTGTATGACATGCTTTGGAAGTTGAGAGACAAAATCGCCGCGACTGGCAAAGGAAAGATAGGAAAGATTGATTATGACTTTATTTGTGAAATGATGGAGTGTGAAGAAATGATGAAAATCATTGAAGAAAACTCAATCATTATAGACAATGACGACGAATAGTCGTATTGTATAAGCACTGGGTAACCTACTAGAAAGGAATTTGAAATGGCTGACAAGATTACCCGTACCGTAAACACCTACAAGGTATCTCTTATCGAGATGGTTAAGACCGAGGAGGGCTACAGCTGCAAGGTCACTGGCCTTGGCGTTCACAAAGGAACGTCTTGCACGAAGAAGGAAATGCGAACCGCTCTCAAGGCGGCTGGCGTTCATGTCAAGCCTGGCGCGACCATGGAAGCCGAAATCATTGGCAAGACCATGTACTCGATGCCCTGGGAGCAGTTCGAATCGCTGGCAACAGCGGAAGAGGTTGTCGCAGAACCCATCGAAAACGAGGAGTAGCAATGAGCAACATCAATGAGGTTATTGTAGCTGGCAATGTCACTCGCGACCCTGAATTCCGTGAAACCGATGGTGGCGTTTCCATCATGAATTTCGGTATCGCCGTCAACGATTACGCGAAGAATGAGGATTACACCAATTTCTTCGATGTGACTATGTTCGGTCTTCAGGCGGACGCCCTGGCCGATATCATCAAGAAGGGTATGAAGCTCACCATCCATGGCAAGCTTCGCTATTCTTCTTGGGAGAATAAGGACGGCGAGCGTCGCTCAAAGGTCGAAATCATCGGCAAGGAGGTCGAGCTTCCTCCGCGCGGCGATAGCGGTGATTCCCGTGGCAAGCGGAACTATCGCCGATAGGTTGGATATCGTAGACCTGCTCGATTACGTCTCAAGGTATCAGGCGGTTGAGGTGGTCAACGACGAAGAAGTGTTCTCGGGGCGTCTCATGATGACGCCCCTTCATATGGCACTGATGCCAATTCAAGCATTGGAAATAAGAGACAATATATTGGTAATCAGTCTCTAAGGAGGGATTATGGCGCGTTCACCAGTATATACCTCGTTGAGGGATTCGCCGTATGAATACATGTTCGGAAATGTGCGTTTCAAGTTCTCTTCAGCCTTGCATCGAGACAAATTCTCGAAAGGGTTGGCGCAGCGAATAGCATGGCTAAACGATTCGATGTCACGACGTTTCAAGTGCCTGGTCGATTTCCGACTTATGGCGGCTATCCAATGGTATGAGATGTGCGAGACGAGAGGATACTGCGTCGAGGTGCTTCGCGATGACGGGACTTGGGAGCGCCACAATATGCCGACAGTCGAGCTGAAGGCGGTTCTCGATGGGTGCTAAGTTCAGGGTTGGACGTTCCGAATCGCAAACCCTGAAGAACCTGGTTCGTTCATACAATCGCGAGGTTGTCAAGATGGAAGCCAAGCTTCCTATGCAGGTTCATCTTCCGCCATCGGTGGACTATGATGACATAAAATCCCGTATCCATAACAAACGTGATTACATTCGAGAGGTCAACAGGCTTAAGCGCATCAAGTCGCCAAAGGCTGGCGAGGTGCATGAGCTTCCTAGTGGAACTTTGATAACCAAATACGAGTTCAATGAAACTTCAATCATGAAAAGGGCATACAATCAATCTCGCGTCGCCATGTTGAAGAAGCTGGGAATCGATGTCGAGAAGGTAAAGGTTCCAGCGACGGCGCATCGCAAGGGATTCGAGTATTGGAGGGGCAAAACGCCGAAGGATAGGATGGCATTGGAGGGAATGTCAAACGCCCTGCCAATAGGCGCGAAGATAGATTGGGTGCCGTCTGGCGATGTTCCAGGCAAGAAAAGCCGTCCGATGACTGTGCTTAATCGCGTGAACAAATATAGGATGGATGCGAGCGTTACCGCCAATAGATATTTCGATTCATACGTCAAGGCATTGAATACCGTATTCGACCCTATGGGCATGGGAAGCGATTTGGTTAAAGAAATCGAGACGTTGATAGACGACATGCGAAAGGCGGGGATACCGCTGGAGGAGGTCTACAAGGATACTGCGGCGGCGGACATCGATGCGACGCTTTATTTCGTGTACGACCCAACGGATGACGATATCAGGACAAGGCGAATCAGGGAATATTGGAAGAATGTTCGAGACAAGTATAAGACCCAATTAGGAGGTTAGCCATGTGTCTAGGTGGTGCGCTGACTTTGAGACTATAGAGGAGCTGGACGAGGAGAAGGTGCGCGTTTGGTCTTGGTGCGCGTCTGAAATCGGGAACACCGATAATATCTATAGAGGGTTGGATATCGAATCCTTCATGCAATGGCTGAAGCATCGTCAAGGGGAGACGGTGTATTTCCACAACCTCCAATACGACGGCGGCTATATAGTGGATTGGCTGTTGAAGAATGGATGGGAATGGCGGCAAGACAACCAGGATTTCGTTCCAGGCGTTTTCACTTCGCTGATTTCGGACATGAACGTATGGTATTGCCTGAAGCTCTATTGGGGAGGGAAGCCCGTCGAAATTCTGGACAGCCTGAAGGTCATCCCACTGAAGATAGCGGCCATCCCGAAAGCGTTCGGATTGCCGATTGCCAAGGGGGAAATCGATTACAAGAGGTATCGCGAGGTAGGATACGAGCCGACCCCAGAGGAGTGGGACTACATAGACCATGACGTGAGAATCGACGCGATGGCTATGGACGTTATGTTGGAGCAGGGCCTGACGAAGATGACTGCTGGTTCCAACGCGCTACACACGTACATAGACATGATGGGCGGCAAGAAGCGTTTTCGCAAGGTGTTCCCAATAATTGATTGTGACGATGAGCTTCGTCAGGCATATCGCGGAGGATTCACATATGCGTCCGACAAATACAAGGGTCGCTGCATAGGCCATGGAATAGGGTTTGATGTCAATTCGCTGTACCCGTCTGTGATGGCGGCCACCGATGGGCAATTGCTGCCGTTCGGAGAGCCAATACATTACAACGGCGAATACGAGACTGACGAGCTTTATCCGCTGTTCATACAGAGGATTAGGGTTTCGTTCAGGGTCAAGACAGACCACATTCCGACAATCCAAATCCACAAATCGCCGTTACACAATCCACGAGAGTATGCCAAGGATTCCAAAGGCATCGTGGAATTGACGTTGACGAGCGTAGATTTGGAGCTGATGTTCCAGCAATACGAAATCGATTTCTACGAGCCGTTGGATGGATGGAAGTTCAGGGCTTCCAGGACGCTGTTCAAGAAGTACGTTGAGTATTGGAACGAAGTCAAGATGAAGTCGAGGGCTGAAGGCAACGAGGGCATGGCAACTATAGCCAAGCTGATGTTGAATTCCCTTTACGGCAAGTTCGCCACTAAAACTGTGGCGGCTTCCAAGCAGCCCGTCCTAGACGATACGGGAAAGGTAAAATACGTGCTTCTCCCAGAGGAGACGAAGGAGAGCGTGTACCTGCCAGTCGGATGCTTCATCACGGCATGGGCGCGATACAAGACCATCAACGCTTGCCAGGCGAACTACGACCGTTTCGCGTATTGCGACACGGATTCGTGCAAGCTGGTCGGATTCTCCAAGCCAGTAGGCATGGAGATAGACCCGCTGAAGCTCGGGGCGTGGAAGTTCGAGAGCGTCTACGAAGAGCAGAAATACCTCGGGGCGAAGTGCTACATGTGCCAGGAGCTTGATTGGTCGGTGGATGATAGGAAGCCGTCAATCCATGTGGCTGGAATGCCCGATTCATGCCATAAATACGTAACGTTCGACAACTTCAAGGTAGGAAGCAGCTACCCAGGCAAGCTGAAGCGCAAGACAGTAAACGGCGGCGTTCTGCTTGTCGAGGGAGAGCACACAATCAAGGAAAGGATGTTCTGATGGCATACAAAGACACCAAATTCGAGGACGTTACCCAGGAAATCTGGGAGAGCGTCGCAGGAATAGCCGACGAGAAGGAGACGATTGAAGCAACGTCAGCCGAATCGCTGGCAGACATGGAGAAGCAGCGCGACGAGGCAATCAAACGTGCAGTCGATGCCGAAGCTTCGCTGAAGGAGCAGAAGCAGAAGTACGTCGATGCTTTCTTCGCGAGCAATAAGCAGTCCGAGAAAAAAGAACCAGTGGACAACAAGCCCAAAGTGTCGTATCCTACCACGATGAAGGATATCGACGCGCTGTTCGAGAAAGGAAACTAACATGGCAGGACAGGCAACAGTTAATAAAGTAATGAAAACCCTCGGCACAGAGGGAACGAAGGGCATCGTAAACCAGGCCGTGAATGCTAACCCAGAACTGGCTCATGCTCTAGTTGACAATGACGTTGCGGCATACGCTGTTGGAGGGGGTTCCAACGAAGTTCTCATTTATGATGACAACGAATCAATCATCAAAATCGGCCAAATCATCACGAACTATCAGCCGTACATGAACACGTTCGTTCCCGCACTGGTCAACCAAATCGGCATGGTCGCGATTGAGCGCATGATGTGGATGAACAAATGGTCGAAGTTCTACCAAGGCCAGTACGATGGAGCAGGTTCTACCGTTCAGGAAATCTTCGTGGATATCTGCGACCCGCACTCTTACAATCCTTCCACGGCGGAAGAGGAGCTGTTCAAACGCGAACTTCCCAACCTTATGAGCGCATATCACATGCTCGATTTCCAGAAGTTCTACAAGGTTACCGTTGAACGTCGTTCCGTTCGCCAGGCGTTCTATGCGTGGGCTAAGGTCTATGACCTCATTGCAAACATCCTCGCGCAGATGTGGGTAGCCTTGGAGTACGACGTGTACCAAACCTGGAAGTACATGACCGCCAAATACATCGTAGGCGGCCATATGGCGCAGGTGTCAATCCCTGAGCAGGACGGCTCCAAGGAAGCCGCAGACGGCGCGCTCAAGATGGTGAAGGAATACTCCGCCTATCTAGACAACCCGTCGCGCAAATTCAACGCCGCTGGCGTGATGAACGTCGTGGACAAATCAGAGCAGCAGGTTATCATCAACGCAAAGGCCAACGCCGATATTTCCGTTGAGACTTGGGCGCAGGCGTTCAACCTCCCATATGCGCAGTTCGTGGGCAACGTGACCGAAATCGATTCTTTCTCGAATCTCGACGAGCAGCGTCTAGCTCTGATTTTCGAGAACGATGACAGCTTCAATCAGCTCACTCCCGAAGAGAAGAAGATTATCGACGCAACGCCTATCATCGTTTTCGGTCCAAAGTTCTTCCAGATTTACACCTATGACCGTTGGACTGACAACGTTTACAACGCGCAGGGCGCATATACCAACGAACTGCTTCACAATTGGATGATTTTCTCCATCAGCCCGTTCGAGCAGGCCATCGCGTTCACGTCGGCTACATCCACGGTCACTGGCGTTACGGTATCCCCGACCTCAGCCACCATCTCGGCTGGGCAGGATATTACGCTCACGGCCACCGTCACTGGTTCGGGCATCTACTCCCGCAACGTTCAATGGACTATGGATGGAGCGACCAAGAGCGGCACGGTTCTAACGGGCAACCGTCTCCATGTAGCGTCCGACGAGCCGTCTGGAACCGAAATCAAGGTTACCGCGACTTCGCTTCAGGATTCGTCCAAGAAAGCGACCGCGATCATTACCGTTTCCTAATAGCGTAAATCCGAAAGCCCGTCCTGAATTGGGCGGGCTTTTCTTATAGAAGGAGGGTTTGATGGCGAACACCAAAGTCCGCATAGGCTGGGTACCCTGGTGCGGTGACGTTAACCATCGCCGCTATTTCGGCAGTGCGTCTGAGCAGCAATCGTGGATGGCTTCTCATCTAACGACGTTTTCTGCCGATGACTTCACATACCAGCGCGAGAACATGACGATGGACGTTCCGCTGAATTTCGAGCAGCTTACGGGCTGCAACTACGTCGCATACCAGAATGCCGACTATGGAAGCAAATGGTATTATGCTTTCATCACATCTATGCAATACAAGGCAAAAGAAACGACCACGCTGTCTTTGCAGACCGATTACTTGGAGACATGGCTGTTCGATTTCGCATGGGAAGCCGCATTCGTCGAGCGCGAAATAGTCACGTCTGACGGCATCGGAGAGCACACAATGAGCGAAGGATTGGATGTTGGCAACTATATTCAGACAAACAGCGACCAGAATCCACCCGAGGGAATTTCTCTTTCAGATATGTACGCAGTGGTCATGACAACCATGTATCCAAAGACGGATATCGCGGGAGGAATAGTAGAGTTGGCGATATCCGTTGGGGGAGACAGGTACAACGGAGTGTATTCGGGAGCGTCCCTTTTAGCGTTCCCGAACACGGCGGAATTTCAATGGTTCACTAAGGAAATGACGGAGCTTGGTGCCGCTGACGCTATTATCGGCGCGTTCATGGTGCCGAAAGGTATGGTTGACGGGGGATACGGCGTTACGCCGTGCGATAACGGCCATGGAGTGTGGATTAACAGCGGAGAGATGGCTTATACCGCCGAGAAGAAATACTCAGTCAACTGCTCAGACATCGATGGGTACGTTCCGAAGAACAACAAGCTGTTCACGTATCCATATAACGTTGTGTGTTTGAGCGACACTACCAATGAGCTGGAATTGATGCCAGAGCGCTTTCAATCCGTGAACGGGTCGAGAGGAAGCAAGGAGGTATCGTTCGGCTGGTACATGGTGTGCGAGCAAAACTCAGGCATGATGGCATCACCTAACAAATACAATGGCGTTTCGCCCAACTACGAATACGCCATCGTGACGAGCGGATGGCCGCAGGTGAATTGGAACGTTGACGCTTTCTCGCAATACATGACATCAAGCTTCATCGGGTCGCTGGCGAATACCGCTGGAACAATCGCGATGATGATTCCGCAGATGCGAACCGCTGGTATGGCGGGACAAATAAGCAAGGCAATCAGCGCAGGAACGGTTGCTTCGGCGGCTACGCAGATGACGGGCGGGTTGACGGAAGCTGCGTTGAGGCCGAATCAGCTCAAAGGAGGTTCCACGAGCAACCTCAAGCAGGGAATGCGCATTGGGCTTCCCTACGTTTACCAAAAGCAATGCAAGGCCGATATCGCCAAGGCCATCGATGACCGCTTCAGCGTCTACGGCTACTGCATCGAGCAGGTCAAAGTTCCCGCGCGAACTGGCAGACCGTGTTGGAACTACGTGCAGACCCGCCACGCCGACTTCAACGGCAAGGTGCCAGAGTACGCCATGGATGCCATCAACCGAATGCACGACGAGGGAATATGGTATTGGCATGTTGACGATGTAGGCAATTTCGGATTGGACAACTCTCTCTAAGGAGGAATCATGGGAGCAATCCCCAATGGGAACATAGGAGTTGGAAGCTGGTTCTTCAGCACTGGGTACGCGCCGCTTTGCTCGAACATGGCTTCGCATTGGCGCACTATGGAGCGCAAGAAGTCGCAGGACGGCGACCCGTTCGCATACGAGGAAATCGACCCAGCGGCCATGTTCTCCATAACGAAGAACTACTTCATGCAGAAAATGCTGATGCAGCTTGTTACGCGCTACGAGTGGAAGAACCTTCCAGAAGGAATAGACCCGCTATACCTCGAATACCTTCTAGCGACTAGCGGCAGCGCGGTTCTCTTCAAGGACGATGCGCTGAAGGATGACGTGCAGGCGCGAGCACCAGAAGGGTTCGCCGTCATGCCCGTCAATTCAAAGAACGACAAGATGGACATTTACTTCATGCCGACCGAGCCGATGGCCTACAATCCAGTAGAGGGCAAGAATTACGCGCTAGACGATACTAATTCGGTAGTGATTCTCGACAACAGGCTTAGGATTCCCCTTCTGTCTTATGTAGAGATGTTCGCAGAGCGAATGACAATGTATCAGATGACAATCGATACCAATGTCAAGCAGCAGCAGGTCGCTAAGGTGTTCAAGTTCCCCGAGAAGCAGAAAATGAGCGGATTTAAGCTCATTAGACAGATGTTCAGCGGTCGAATCTGGACTGCCGCAGCAGATTCTACGGACATCGGGTTCATGGACACGGTGGATTTCACTACGCCCTATATAGCCAACGATGTCATGCTGACACAGAACAAATATTGGAACGAATGGCTTACCTTCATCGGCATCGAGAACACGAACGACGATAAGAAGGAGCGCCAAATCACGAGCGAAATCATGTCGAATCTTGGAGAAACGATGATTCAGCGCGAAATATGCCTGGCATCGCGTAAGATGGCAGTCGAAAGCGCGAACGCCAAATGGGGTTTGAACATCGAGGTGGAGTTCAGGGAGGTGGACTATGGACTTTCAGCAGATGCTGGCGCAGATGAAGGCGAACCGCCGATTGAAGATGCGCCGAAAGACGTGGAGGAATGACGCTATCGGCATCGAGGATGGCGTGCTCACTTTCTATAAGAAGGGCGAGCCGCTTATGCCCTACATGCCTACGAACGAGGAGCTTATGGAAGCTGACGATTGGAAGGTGGCGGAATGACCAAAGACGAAGCCATTGCGGCCATCGAAGCTGGAAAGAAGGTAACCCATACTCTTTGGGACGAGGATTCGGTAACCGATTTGAAGCCGAGGGTTTATATAAGCGAAATCGATTACAAGCTGGTCATTGATTACGGAGGGGATTTCATCGAGGAATTCTCTTACGACAACATGACATCGCCAGTCGGATGGGAGCTGGTATAGATGGCTCAAGACACTATTCAGTTAAGGACTTTCGTTACCCAGTGGGTCAAGGATGCTGGATTTTATAACCAAGCCATGCCAGAATGGAAGCAGGATTTCTCACCCGCATACGCGCGGTTGGGATTGGACGAGTATCCTATTTACGACGAATCCAAAAGGAGACAGCTAAACGATAAGTTCATTCGACATTATTGGATGCGCGAAATAGGGTGCGAGACTGTTGGTCACTTCTGCCTTTGGTGTTCGAACACGTTCAACGAGATTATGCCGTACTACAACAAGATGTATGAGACAGAGCTTTTGAACGTGGAGCACCTTCTAGGCATCAAGCGTCACAAGGTTGTAGACATGCTGCGCGATTTCGACGAAAGCTCAAGCGGAAACGGAAGCGCGGACACGTCTACGTCATCAACTGGGAAGTCTACCAACAAATTCTCTGACACTCCGCAGGATGAATTGTTCGTGTCGAAGGTCGATGCTGGGGATTACCTCACCAACCTAAACATCGAGGACACGGCGGACGATACCACGGTGGGCACCAAATCGAAAAGCGATGGAACCATCAAGCGTGACGAGACGAACAAGGACACGACGGACGAGTTCGTGACAGACCCGCGCTATTACCAAGCGTTCCTCGATTTGAGCGAGAAGGTTCTCAATCTCGACATGCAGGTAATCAACAATGTTCAGGTGCAGGGGCTGTTCATGCAGGTTTGGAGCTAGACATGCAAGATTTGGGAAATCCTAATTTCTTCAAGATTTTCCAGGGCAAGGGAGAGGTCGCGTTGCACGACGGCGTGACCTCCACCAACCCTGGGGTTATGTTGTCGTTGACGAACGAGCTTCAATTCCTGGGCGATTATGATGTTGGGGAAGATGGGTTTTTGGGCGTACTGCCTGAAGGGTATCGCCCTGGCTCTAAGCTGATAGTTCCCGTGGTCGCTGTTGAGGGGACGGTATATAGGGTGACGATGCTGTATGTCATGGATGACGGAACTTTGTCCAGCGACCCTAATTCATCGATTAAAACCAACGGCATCGTGGTAAACTTATCGGGAAATTGGTATTAGAGAAAGGAGAGGTCATGGCAGACGAACCTTGCGCCAAGTCAATCGATTGGCTATACAACTGGTGCGCTGGGCTTATTCCGTCCGTATATGACGAATCGTTGTCATATTACGAGCAGATTGCCAAGGTGTTGAGCGTCCTAGAAGAGGTAATCAAGCATCTGGGAGAGACCGACGCAAACGCCGAAGAGCTGAAACGGCTCTATTATTCGCTTAAAGAGCAGTTCGATGAATTCGTCGATGGCGGTTTCGAAGAATACTACGAAGCTTTGCTTAGGGCTTGGATTGACGAGAACGCGCCGTCAATCGTAAAAGACATGCTGTTGACAGGGGTATTCTTCGGGTTGACTTCAGACGGATATTTCTGCGCCTACAAACCTTCCACGTGGGAGGATGTGCAATTCGACACTGGCGCTATTTATGGAACCGAGGAATATGGGCGATTGATTCTTCGATGCGAGGTAAACGGCCAGGGGGTCATCAACAATACGGGCTATGACGCTTCCGTCATGTCAGACACAATTGATTCTAGGTTCAAGGCAATCGCTGGAAACGCCCTTGAATATGATGACAAGTCGGCAACATTAAACGTCAAGACTTTAAAGGAAAATGGAGAGGTCGCGTTGCACGACGGCACTACATCCACAAACCCTGGTGTTATGTTGTCGTTGACGAACCAGCTTCAATTCCTTGGCGATTACAATGTGGCCGCTGACGGAATTATCGGGGTGCTGCCTGAAGGGTATCGCCCGAAATCAATTATGGTTATTGAATTGTCTGCATCGCTAGGTGATGTAACAGAAGTAACTTATCTTCGTATATTACCTGATGGCCTTATGGATACCAAAGCTGGTGTTACTGTTCATACAACAGGATTAGTAGTAAACTTGCCAGGAGATTGGCAATAAAGAAAGGGTAAACAATGGCAATCGACAAAAACACAATGGATGTAATCAAGGCTGTCGTTGCTCAGGAATTGCAGAAAGCGACTTCCTTGAAAGATGCAGCGCAGGGAATCGCGAAGGGAGTTACCCAATACGTCGGGGCGCGTTACGTGCCTTTGTTCGCAAACCCCGCGCAATGGTCGAGCGAGCGTGAATACGAGCCGCTGACCATTGTTCTATACCAGGGCAATTCATTCACATCGATGCAATACGTCCCTATCGGAATCGATATCACCAATGAGGAATTCTGGGCGCAGACTGGCAACTATAACGCGCAAATCGAGCAGTACCGTCAGGAAGTAAGGGAATACTCGAAGAAAGTCGCTACGCTCGAAAATACCCAAACGCAGCAAGGCGCGGCAATCGAGACCCTGAAATCGACGACCGAGAATCTTGGCAATTCTGTTAATGCTTTGAATACTAAGGTAGAAACCCAAGGCGAGACGATTAACGTCCTCGATGGTCGAGTAGACGCATTGGATACTGCCGTTGATGGCATCAAGGCATCGGACAAGCGAAACTTGATTGCTGACAGGATTTCCAACGCCGATGGAAAGTTCAGAGCGCATATTGCATCTGATGAAGACTGGCAAGGTGGTTGCCCAGTAGGAGACAAATACTACGCTGTTTATTACTATAGCGATACCAAATCCCGCGTGGCGCTGTTCAACGTCGAAACTGGCGACACTGTTACAGTCATTGACCTTGGAGACCCGTCATTCCACGGCAACAATATGAGCTATTACAATGGAGAGCTTATTTGTTCTGGTTCTTCCAAAACGTCGAGGGGTAGTTTGATTTACTTCTTGAAAGTGAATGGAGGAAATCTTTCTCTTGCCAGGACTATCGACAGCGGCCAATTCGGCATGGATGAAGCATGTTGGGGATTCGGACACTACAAGGATGACGACGAGCATTATTATTGGGCTACCGAATACTTGACGCAATTCTATTACGTCAACAAGTCTTGCACCAAGAAAACGCTTATCGGCTCTGTTGAATTGCCTAACAACACTGCATATTCGAATTCAATTCAGCAGGCAATGAGCTACAACAAGGAATACGACGTATTCATTTCTTCGCGCTCGAATTGCTTCAATCTGTATGACGGCGAATTGCATTACATCAAGACAGTCCCGATTGCCGACACACTCAATTGCATTTGGCGAGAAGAAATCGAGCAGGTGACTTTGTATAATGGCAAACTCTGGATGCACAACAACCCGTTGATTCGCAATTATTCGACGTATGTTTCTCCCGCCGTATGGAGCGTTGAGCTGCAAGGGCAAATGTCACAAGGCTACCCGACTGGCGGCTGGAGTACAGGTGTTAGAATCTTATTCGACAATCAGACGGAAATCCCGAAGGTCGAGGATGAAAACCCGATTACCACTGTTACAGTTGGCAATACGGTCGATGTTGGTGCGGCTATGACGGAATTAGGCCATTCTACTCCGCTTTTCCGTCTTACTATGCTAGCTTCAACTCCGTATATCATCTTCCTTCCGAAATACGCGGAAGTTAATCTCAATGAAAAAACGGTAGGCGGATTCGAAGTACGCGGAGGCGCGACATTCTATGGAGCGTCCGCTGCATTCCACAATCTCGCTAATGCGAAGCAGGCAGCGTTGTTCCGAGCAGTTGGCGCACCGCTCACGCTCTATACAGAGATTACAAGTGACATCACGGCAGGCGGACATAGGATGGTGGATATGTATGGTGGCGTTCTTTGCTTGCGCAATCAGAATTCCTTGAATAACCTAAAGAACATTCAGCCTAGTGTTGAAGACCGTTCATTCGGTGTAGTGGTTATCGAGTAATGGTTAGGTTCATAGACATATCGAACTGGCAGGGAGATATCAATCTCCCTGCCCTTCTACCCAATGTTGACGGCGTTGTGTGCAAGGCAACTGAGGGCGCGACTTTCGTTGACACGTACTGCGACGGGTGGATTCAGCAATGCATAAATGCAGGGAAACCCTGGGGCTTCTACCATTTCGCGGGAGACGGAGACCCTCAGTTTGAAGCAGAATGGTTCGCAATTAACTGTGAGAACTATTTCAAACATGGTATCCCTGTTCTTGATTGGGAGGGTGTTCACGACGCAAACGGAAACCTTATTTTCGACCAACCAATAGAATGGGTAAACAAGTTCGTTCAACATGTTCACGACCGCACGAACGTGTGGCCGTGGATTTACGCGAATCCTTGGCGATTCAACCAAGGCGGAGTGAACCCAAATTGCGCCAGATGGGTTGCGTCGTATCCCGAGGTATCGCATCCCACGTTCGCTCAAGCGAAATCCTGGAAATGCCCTGATGCTGACGGAAATGTCGTAGCGTGGCAATTCTGCTCTGATGGACGAGTGAGCGTGTACGATAAGAATTTGGACTGCTCGCTGTTCTATGGAACCGAGAAGCAATGGAGGGCTTATGCGCTGGGAGATAATAGTGAAACTGATAGTGGTGGCACTGACGCTGGCGCAGATTCTTATGTATCCACGTTAGAGAATGACGAATACAAAGTCACGATTGAAAGGAAAAAGTGATGGATTTGAGCTTCCCTTTATTGGGGATTACGGATGCTATGGCATGGGCGATTATCGCTTGCATATGCTTGATGCTGTTCGATGTAATCAGCGGTTTCATTGCTGCGATTAAGAACCGTGAAGTATCTTCAACGAAGATGCGAGAAGGACTTTTCCATAAATGCTCTCTAGTCATGTGCATTGTACTGGCATGGTGCATCGAAATGTTCGTCATGCATGTGCCTGATTTAGGATTCAACGTTCCCCTTGTTATTCCAGCTTGCGTATTGATATTCGCCATGGAAGTCGTGAGCATTTTGGAAAACATCATTAAAATAAATCCCGATTTAGAAAATGAAGACATTGTGAAGCTATTTACTAACGCAAAGAATTAGAGGATAATAGTCCCATCGGGACTTGAAGTTACCGTGCAAGTACCATTATCCGATGCTCACCCTGATAAGGTGCGGAGTGGTTTTCTGGGTAGCACCATGAGCCGCACGCCTTCAACAATCCTGGTAACGGTAGCCCGTCCTGCAACGCTATGTTTTGATTTACATCCTCACATGGCGCGGGCGGGCTATTTCATATTCAGGAGGACACATGAAACCTAACTTTCAAAAATACTGGGACATAAATGTCCCTAAATCATATAACTGCCTGTTCAATTTCATATGTGGTGGTCGAGGAACAGGCAAGTCGTTCGGTGCCAAATATGACTTCGCAAAGCAATTCATCAAAAATGGAAGCCAATTCACATATTTGCGCCGAACCAAGGAGGAGCTTAAAAAGCTAACTACGCAGCGAGACGGCCAATTTTGGGACGATATATCACCATTCATGAGCAACAGAGAGTTCAAAGTCGAATCAGACAAACTATTCATCGATAAAGAGATAGGTGGTTACGCCCATGCGCTAACTACGGCGATGAAATTGAAATCAACGCCATTTCCAGGTGTTACCGATATTCTTTTCGACGAGTTCATTATTGACGAGCGAGGTATAGGCGCACCGCATTACTTATTCGACGAAGTAACAAAGTTCTTCGAGTATTACGAGACTATCGCACGTGAGCGAGATGTTCGAGTTTGGTTTCTAGCAAACGCACTATCAACGAACAACCCGTATTTCGATGAATTCGGATTGACATTGCCAGAACCAGGCAAAATCAAAGTCTTTCGCAATAAGGATGTGCTCATTCAAAATGTCGTATCGCCAGAAGTCGCGGAATCGAAAATGCAAAGTCGATTCTATTCACATGTTGTTGGGGATAGCCGCTATCGCGATTACGCTATTCAAAATAAAACTCTCTTGGATGATGACACGTTTATTGCGAAGAAACCTAAGAATGCGAAAATGAAGTTCGTGCTATGGTTCCATGAGAAACCTATCGGGGTATGGTTCGACCCTAAATACAACACATTCTATTGCTCACCGAACTATGACCCAAATTGCGAAATACAATACTCGGCAACGACGCAAGACCATCAACCGAACAGGCTAATTCTTTCAGGGCAGTTCCAAGGGGCTGGAATTCGCTTATTCAAGGCTGCTTATGAATGCGGAAATATGCGATTCGAGAACCAGAAAATCAAAGGTTGGGTACGAGACATTATGAGGTGGACGCGATGACAACTGTTAAAATTGAAGCAACTAAAGTCGATGGAAGCATATGTTCCTATATCGGAACGGTTGGAACAGATGGATGGATTTATTTCAATGACTTTGATTTCTATAGATTTCAACCAAAGGGAACATGGGAGGATACGCAGCAAATCCGAAATCGAACCCGTTCAAGTTGGTGTAAAACTCACGTCTTCAATAAGCTGTCAAGCTCTAATATAAACAGTGGTGGCGGCAGCGTAGCATCAGAGCCAAAAGTTGAACAAATGGTTAATTATGCTATTGATATAGCAAACGACGATTCACATGGCTATGATTGGGGCAGTCGATGGGGGCCAGACTATGACTGTAGCTCGCTGCTGTTATACTCTGCTAAAAAAGCAGGATTCAACGTATATGGTTCTTCGCCATACGGAAACACACAAACAATGGTTCAACAATTCACGAATGCTGGATGGACATGGCACGAAGGAATGGGTAATAGCGTTGATGAATTGCAACGTGGTGATATTCTACTAAACATAAATGCGCACACTGAAATGTATATTGGAAACCAACAAAACGTTGGTGCTCATATTAATGAACTGGGCGATGTCTATGGTGGGCGTACTGGCGACCAAACTGGAAAAGAGATTTGTGTTGGTGAGTGGTATAGGTATCCGTGGAATGGGGTTCTTCGATATGGTGGATAAAAGAAAGGAACTATAATGTGGACGCTTTGGGGTTTTATTATTGGTAGCATTGTAACTATGGTTCTGGGAGGACTTGCAGGTGCTGTATACGCAGAGATGAAATTCAGCAAGACGATGGAACTATGGTATAACGAGTGGCATAGTCAGAACGATGTTTTGTGGACAAACATTGAAGATGAAGATTTTAAGTGATATTGTGGTAAAATAAGTATACTGACGGTGTTGTAAAGTCAACCTGGTAAGCCCTCACCGTCAGATGTATCCGTGTGAGAACCCGTTCTAAGTGACGGGTTCTTTTGTATTTATAGGAGTGTTGTAAGATGGGTAATATAGAAAGTGTTAAGTGTGATGACGATGTAGAGAAGGTGCAAAACCGCTTAAGACCAAATAGGGGGGGAGCATAAA